AGAGCACCATGTTGCTCCTATGTCTTGGGTAGCCTTGCCATTTACCTATTGGAAGGGTTCAATTGAGGTGCGATTACAGGTGGTTTGTTCAGCATATCATCGTGGTCGTCTGCGTATTGCGTGGGATCCTGATTATGTGGTTGATCCTTCCGCGTATAATACGAATTATTCGATGTTGCTTGACATTTCTGAATCATCTGAGGTTGTTTTCAAAATAGGTTGGGGCCAGAATCGAGATTATTTGCCCATTCCAGATGTAAATACTGGTTTGCAAGCACAGCCTCGTACAACCCAATCTGCAGCTCTTCAACCGTTTGCGAACGGTATGTTGAGTGTTTTTGTAGTCAACCCTATTACTTCGCCCAGTGATACTCCCGCTAGCGTACAGATAAATGTCTTCACACGTGCATGTCCGGATTTTGAGGTTGCTGTTCCAAAATGTGGTGCTTTGACAAATATAGCGCCAATTGTGAATCCAGTTGAACCTGATCCGGAAGACGGTGAAGATATAATCTTCGCTAATGCTAGATTTTCTACGTGGGGCAATCCTGTAGATTTGTCAAGAACGGATCCTTTTTCTACGGACACTTTTCAAGTGGTTGATGTTACTAATCCCAGCGCTTATAGTATATCCTCATTTTTCAGTGAAGCTCAAACTGTTGAAGGTACTCTCACTCTTAAAAATGGTAGTGGACCTTTGGGCATGGATATTCTATGGCGTGGAGTGAGATATTCGTTCAACATGAGTGCTGATGAAACACGTAGTTTCGACTACACATGGCCTGTTAATGAAGGATGGAATCTTGCAAATTTCTTCTTTGATGTGGACCAGTTCGCAACTGATGATTTTCAAATTTTGAGTTTAACCACTGCTAAACCAGCTGGCAATTTACAAAATATTATAACTGGTGGATCATTGGCTCAATTGATGGTTGGAAACCATTTGGTTGATACTTATCCTTCTTCTACAAATGAATACATTACCCATACAGTTTTGGGTGAAAGTTTGACAATACTTCTTCCACCAGAGACTTCGTATGGGCAAACTGTGGTTCTAACTATGACGACTCCCTCTGCCGTAAATGGTGTGCAATTTGACACATTTACCAACAACGCAGTGCCATTTGATTCATCTTATGTGGTGTCTGCGAGTGTTCCTTTAAATCGTCGTATTATTTTGTCTCGTCCTACCAATATCCCTGTTGGTGACTGGGAACCACAATTGAACGGTATTTCATTTTATGCTTCACCTGATTTTGTTCCTCAGGGTGAAGGCGGTGAAGAACGCAACCAAGATTCTGACACTGCAAATGCTCCTGAAGCTTTAGCTCCTGATGTTACAATGGGTCCTCCTTCAGACGTCTATGGTCTTAATGATATTTACTTTGGAGAAGGGGTTGCTTCATGGAGACAAATGTTGAAACGTTTTGTTACAACACATGAAGTAATTGGCTCCGGTACTAATGGATTAACTAATGTACGTGTGGCGTTGCCATTGTATCCATTAGAGGACATATCTTCCAGTTCTCCAGTCGTAATAGCGAATACGACAGAAAATATCTTTCGCTATGTTTCCTCTGCATATGTGTGCATGCGAGGGAGCATGAGAATCAAATTGCGCAATTCAGATTGGGGTGGTGGTCTTCGATCATGGTGTCCCCATGTGTCAAGGTCAAGTCAAACCACTTATGATGCTGATGCTACTGCAACTTTTCCGCACATGACATGGTGTGGTTCTGCTACTGATATTCTCAGTGCTAAACCATACGGCGAGTTCGAATTACCGGTGTATTCGAACTTGCGATTCACATCTCCGAGGAATTTAGGTCCTCATACACCGAATGAATTTATTGAAAGAACGATCTTCAATGCTAC